ACACAGTTCATCAATTCATTGCAGAGTGACTTATGGGCTGAGAAATCAGTCAGTGAGATGACAACAACGGAAGTTTTCAATCAACTGGTGAAGAATGGCTGATGATAAAATAACGATTGGAATTGGACTTGACGATAAAGAGCTCAAGAAAGATTCCAAGAACGTAGAAAAGCTAGGCAAGAAATCAGGAAAGTCTTTTGGTAAAGGTTTTGCCATCGCTGCTGGTGCTGCCATCGCTGCTGGCGGTGCTGCTCTTGCAATAGGCATGAGAAAAGCGATTGAAGCAAGCTCAAGACAACAGGATGCTGTCAACAGGTTGAATCAATCACTTATCTCTTCAGGTAGGTTCTCAAAGGAAGCATCGCAAGGGATGCAGGACTTTGCCAAGTCGATACAGCAAACCACAACAACAGGTGATGAAGCAGCACTTGAGATGCTTGCTCTTGCCAATACATTTGCACGAACTAACGATGAAGCTGAACGCATGGTTGAGGCAGCACTTGAGTTGAAAGCTGCAATGGGCATTGAGCTTGAGAGTGGAATCAGAAACTTAGGTAAGACGTTCAGTGGGTTGCAGGGCGAGCTTGGTGAAGCGTTGCCAGCATTGCGCAATCTTACACAGGAAGAGTTGAAAGCTGGTGCTGCCACTGATTTGATTCGCAAGAAGTTTGAGGGCTTTGCAGCTTCTCAGAGGAATACATTCAGTGGTGCGATGGAATCCACAAATAACTCTTTTGGTGATTTCATGGAGAGTGTGGGCAACCTAGTGACCACATCACCGATCATTGTAGGTCTAGTCAACAAAGTTGGCGATGCGATGACCAGGCTCACCAAGAAGTTTGACACTTTCGGAAAAGACAATAATTTCATCAAGAATATGCTGACTGGTTTAATCACATTCGCTCAGGGTGTGAACACTTTTGTTGTGTTGCCTCTGTCAGGGTTCTTTGATGCGATTGAGATTGGATTCAGAACAATTCAATTTGCTATGGCAAAGAGCCTCAACACGATGGCGATTGTTGCGTCCAAGTTTGCTGATTTCTTCTCTGAAGATAGCGAGATGGCTCAGAATCTAAGGCTGTTCAAAGAAGCCTCTGCAGAAACGCTTGAGGGCTTTTCTTTTGATATGGTCAAGTCGATAGACAATGCCTTTGGATTTGAAACAAGCACTAAAATTGAGGACTTCTTGGCGAATGTAGGCTCTGCGGTTGATGAGCTTGCATTGAAAACAACATTGTTGAAAGACACAACTGGCGGCGCGAAGAAAGAACTGGTTGATAACCTATTCACTGTCGGTGATGCTTTTGACAGTTTCAGTTCAGGCTTTGACACTCAGATGACAGAGATAGCAAAAACGGCAAAGAATAACTTCAACCAAGTTGGCAAGGCTATGACAAGCACTCTGGCAACTGGTGCTGCAAATGCTTTCTCTGCTTTTGGACAGGCTATCGTGAAGGGTGAGAACGCCATGCAAGCATTTGCTGGTGCGATGCTCGCGGCTTTTGGACAAGCTGCCATTCAACTTGGTACTCAGTTCATCCTTCAAGGTATAGCGATGTCATGGGCTGGATGGCCGAATGGACCAGCACTCATTGGTGCAGGTGCAGCACTTGCGACTTTTGGCGGCGTATTGACTGCGCTAGGCCCAGGTGGTGGAGAGGTTGCAGGTGGTGGAGCTGGTGCAGTCACACAGCCATCACCAGTTGAGCCTGTCACACCTGATGACCCAGAAGAACAGGTTGTTGAGCAGCAAGGACCATCAACATCAGTGTCATTGAACATACAGGGTAATGTTCTAGATCGTAGAGAAACGGGTCTAGAACTTGCCGAAGTACTACGAGAAACCTTTCAAACGAATGATATAGTGTTCACATGAGTATAGAAACGAACTCAATTTTCTACTATTTAGATGAAGATATTGACACCACAAATCAATATATAAACTTTGATGAGGGTGGTGGTGAGCTGAGTGCGACTCTCACAGGTGGTTCATACACCCACACCACACTGGCCACTGTAGTGAAAACAGCCCTTGATGCGGCTGGTGGACAGGTCTACACAGTTGCCTTTGATCGTGACACTCGAAAGTACACAATCAGCGCAACGTCTAACTTCAGTCTGTTAATCAACACAGGCTCACAGATTGGCAGCAGTCCCTTCACTTTGCTTGGCTTCACAGGTGCAGACTTGAGTGGAACGAACACATACACGAGCAACACTGAGGCTGGTAGTGCATATGAGCCACAGTTCATATTGCAGAGCTTTGTTGATGATGATGACAATCAGGACAAGATTGATGCGACTGTGAATGAGGCATCAGATGGTTCTGTTGAGGTGATTGCCTTTGGCACAAGATACATCTATCAGATGAACATCAAGTATGCCACTGATCGAGATGTGACAGCGAGTGGTTGGATAAAGAACAATTCAAGTGGCGTGAGTGATTTGCGATCATTCATGCAGAGAATAATCAACAAGGTGCCTTTTGAGTTCATCCCTGATATTGCTACTAGGGCGACTTTTGACAAGGTGATATTAGAGAGCACACCAGAATCACGCCAAGGCACAGGCTTTCGCTTGAAGGAGCTGTCATTGAATGGCGGTCCAACGGGCTTCTTTGAATCTGGTGTGATTAGATTGAGGGTGGTTTCATGAATTTGGGAAAGCTGAAAGAGCTAGGACTTGGCAACTATACGGCTGGTTTTTGCTTCTCTGTGAATGATGGTGAGGATGGCGATGCTGCCAACTTCAACTCATCGTTCATGAGTAGAGAGATTGACACGAGCACAGTTGCCAAGATTGATCTGAATGACTCAGGCAGTACGGCGATCACAGACTTGCAATTGACTGTGAATGGCAAGGTAATATCACCTATTACCCATGCAGACAATGTGCTGCTCAAGACAGACGGTGTTGACACTAAGACGATGCAAGAGACTGGAATCAGTGTTGATGATTCTGACAACGTGACTGGTGTCAATAACCTGACAGTTGATGGCAATCTGACTGTGAATGGTACGACGACGACAGTTGACAGCACCATCATGGACATCAAAGACCCTAACATCACGCTCAACAATGGTGGCAATCAAGCGACTGCTGATGGCACATCTGGCCTGACTGTAGAGATGTCGGATGCGACAGATGTTGTGATGGTGTATGACAGCACTCTGGCTAGTCGCTGGAAGTGTGGTGATGCAGGGTCTGAGATTGAGGTTGTGAATACCACAACAACTCAAACACTCACAAGTAAGACGTTGAACAGTCCAGCGATAAACTTTGCCAACACGGACTATGGAACAGCCAGCAACACACAGCGATTGATATTGCCAAACGATACCACAGCCAATCTTGCTGGATTGACTAATGTGAACGCTCTGCTTGCATATGACAACACACTCAATATTGTGGCATACAATAACGGCTCTGGTTGGGTGAATCTGGTGAGTGAATCAACCACTCAGACGCTCACCAATAAGACACTGACAAGTGCTGTGCTGAATACAGGTGTCAGTGGCACTGCTGTACTTGATGAAGATGACCTTGTTAGTAACAGCGACACACAGCTTGCAACACAGCAGAGTATCAAGGCGTATGTCGACACACAAGTTGCTTCTGGTGGCGGCGGCGGCTCGAAATCATGGCTCACTGGCGACAACTCTAATTTTGAAAACGATACAGGTGACTGGGCGGCGTTTGATGATGGTTCAGTTGCAACTCCTGTGGATGGCACTGGCGGAAGTCCTGCGAATATCTCGATTGCGAGAACCACAACGGCGGGTGAAGTCTTAGCTGGCAGTGGCTCGCTAGAGATTACAAAAGCAAACACAGCGGATTCTCAAGGTGAAGGTGCAGCGGTAGCTTTTTCAATCGACTATGGAGAACAGGGCAAGCAGCAATTCATCAGCTTCAAGATGAAATCCGGTAGTGGCTTCGTTAATGGTCTGTTTCAGATGTTCGTCTATGATGTGACTAATGCCACGGTGTTGAATGTTCACACACTTGATGGTGGCAGTGGTGAGCTTTACGCGACACCAAGCACTGGCACGAATGTGCATGGCACTTTCTTTCCTGCAAGTGATTCAACCAGTTATCGATTCATTATCATGTGCAACGGTACTGACACAGATAATTTTGACTTTTCCATTGACGAGGTCAAGATTGGACCGATTGCCACTGTTAGTTCGTTTAATTCTACTGAGTGGGAGAGCTTTACTCCCACTGGCTCATGGTCCACCAGTACAACTTACACTGGGATGAAAAGGCGTGTTGGCGATACATTAGAATGTGTTGTTGAGGTCGCCCTGTCAGGCGCCCCAGATGCCGTTGATTTGGACATTGATCTCCCTGATGGGTTGTCAATAGACACAGCTAAACTTTTGCAAGGCGATACTACTGAATTTATTGGATGGTGCCGCATCCTTGATTCTGGCACAGCTACTTACGATGGCAGGGTACTTGCGACAAGTACAGGTACAGTGGTAAGCGGATATTATTTCAGTGATGTTGCGACTACATCAGAAGGCAGTTCTGTAATTAACCAAACTTCACCAATCCCTTTTGGGAATAACGATAGGGTTTACCTGAAGTTTATAGTCCCTATCTCTGGTTGGGACGTATCAGACACCATGTCCACGCATCAGGCTGATTTACGGACGTTGAAGGTAGACGTTAGCTCAAACAATGCACAGAGTATGGACGATGCCGCATATGATACTGTAATTTTTGAGGATGAAAACATCGACACTCATGGAGCTTACGACACATCAACGGGTGAGTTCACAGTACCTTTTGACGGTGATTTTCTAATCACTGCTAGGGTTCAGTTTGCTAGTGTGGCATGGGTAGCTGGTGAGCAGTCTATTATTGAGATATACGTTAACGGCTCTGGTGAGTCGAGATTGCAGCAGATGGAAATACAGGCCAATTTTACTGGCGTCCACCATATATCCGGCTCGGACGTTCTAAGCCTTTCAAAGGGTGATGTAGTAACTATAAGGGTCTATCAAAATACAGGAGGCACATTAGCCCTGAGTACGTCGTTCAGCCATAACCGACTAACAATAACGGGGCAGCCTGACTTCTCCGTGTTCGGCGTGAAGGGTGTGTATGAATATCAGGATGTTGAGATTACTTCTAGGCCTGTAACCACGACCGCAGATACGGCTGTTGCTGCGACTGAGACACTAACACTTTCGCCTGGCACATGGACATTAGGCTTTGCCGCGCCCATGAGACTGCAAGACCTTGGTGCTTCATCCAATACTATACAGGGGTCCATTCATTTATATGATAATACCAACGCAGCCATTGTAGATAACTCCGCGGCTGGATTCTCTCTTGTAGTGGATGCTAGTTCATCGTATCACTTCCAAACTAGAGGTGAAGTAGAGATAACCATAACAGAAACCACTGAATATACAGTCAGAGTGATATGTTCAGAGAGCAACGCCACGGGTCAGGTTAGACTAGAAGATCAGGACATCTTTGGTGGAATTACAGGTGACGAAATGACCTCAAGAATATTTGCTAGGAGAAAGAAGTAATGGTCAGTATAATAGCTAAAAATAAAGATGATGTTTTGTATGTTCATAACGGCACATCAATGCCTAAGCGTCCTGTTTGCCCTGCACCAAAGGTCGGTGGCAAAAGAGCTTCATCTTGGCAAGTATCTGAAGGCATCATTGAAGTAGTTGATGACATCGACCCAGAGACACAAGAAGTTCGTGGAAAGAAAGCTGTGGTCAACGCTCAGAAGCTCGCAGCATACGGGCAAGCACAAGCAGACAAACGAGCAGCAGAAGCACAAGCACAAGCAGCCAAGAAAGCTGTCATTCAGCAGCTCAAGCAGACAGGCTCGGATGAAATAAAGCAACTGATTGGAGCTCTAGGATTATGAAAAACACAACGGCACAGGACTGGGTAAACTGGGCTTTCATGGGTATGCTTTCTTTCATGGCATACAAAACTGTGGAATCAATTGATAATCTGAACATCGAGGTGGCAAAGGTTGTCGCTGTTGTTGGACAACATGAGAAACGCATAGACAAATTGGAGGATATGCAGAGATGAAGAAGATGATGCTAGGGATTGCACTAAGAATGGTGACAAGTGACTTGCTGACATGGGCCTTGGAGATGTATATCTTTCCACCAATGCGCAGGTTCGTGAAGAAATCCTCAAACAAATATGATGACAAAGCACTGAAACACGCTGAGAGTTTCATGCGCGATCTTGCAGCAGACTATGACAATCTGAAGAAAGAAGGCTAATGGCTTTCGATGTTACTCAAGCAGCAGATGATGCCAGTAGGCGCACCAATGTTGAGCCAATGCTTGTGCTTGAGATTGAGGGTGTCGATACTATATATGGTGCTCGCATCGTAGGTGAGAAGGTCAAGATCGGTGGTGCAGTTGTCAAGATTGGCAACTTCATCATCGGTGGCCTTGTGGCCGTACAGGACCAGTCCACTCTGCTGACATTTGAGGGCACTACCACAAAGATCAGTCAATCAATCAAGCCAGACACAGGTCAATCACAATCAATATCAAGCATGAAAGTGGCATTGATTGACAAGGATGGTGAAGCATCCACACTGATGACTCCTGATGATACTGTCAGTCCAGCGTTTGATTTGCTAGGACGCAAGGCAAAGGTCTGGCTTGGCTTCAATGGTACGTCATGGAAGCAGGACTTTGTGATAGTGTTCCGTGGCAGAATTGATGACATTGAATCAGCAAGTGGCAAGGTGATCTTCAATCTCGCTCACCCTGATACTAAGAAGCGATCAGAGATATTCTCTAAGGCTGAGACAGAGCTCGATGGAGCAATCAATGCATCGGTCACAACGATCACGACTGATGACACCACGAGCTTCCTTGAGACATACAGCTCAACACCCACTGCCACGGCTGACAGTTCGACCATCAGCTATTATATCCGCGTGGATGATGAGGTTATCCAATACACAGCTCACAACGGAACAGACTTCACTGGATGCACTAGAGGTGCATTGGGCACGACTGCTGCCACACACGATGACGGAGCCACTGTTGAATCATTCTATAGGCTGCAAGGCGATGCGATGACATTAGCTTTGAAGCTGATGTTGAGTGGTACGAATGGCCCATTTGCAGAGGATGTTGCGATAAAGAACATTGGATATGTATCTGGCACAGGTGTGGTTGCTAACAGCCTATACTTTGCAGGGGTTGATCTAGTCCGTGACTATGGTCTAGTGACTGGTGACTTTGTGACTGTCACAGGTGCCAGCAATGGTGCAAACAATGTGTCACTGAAAGCCATCACCAGCATTGTTGTGGATGAGTCCAACAGTTATTGCGTGATAGATGGCGTGAGCTTTGTGACTGAGACAGCCACCAGTGCTGTGGTGGATTTCCGCAGTCAGTATGACACGCTAGGTGAGGGCATCGGGATGGATGCTGATGAGGTGGACGTTGCAGAGCATGAGAGAATCTTGCGGCTGTTTCTATCGTCATTCAATTATGACTTCTATCTGAAGGATTCGATTGAGGGCAAAGACTTCATTGAGCAGCAGCTCTACAATCCTGCTGGTGGATTCGGGTTGCCGCGCAAGTCACAGAGTTCTGTCGGTATGCACGTTGGACCACTTCCAGGCACAAACATTCAGACACTTGATGCAACCAATGTGACGAATCCAGCACAGCTCAAGATACGTCGATCACTCGGCATCAACTTCCAGAACACAGTGACATATCGCTTTGAAGAACAACCACTAGAGGATAAGTTCACACGCATTGTGGCCACGACAAATGCTGACAGCCTTTCACGCATCCCTGTTGGCGTGAAATCGCTCAACATCACGGCCAAAGGTATGCGCACAAGTTTGACAGGTGACACACTAGCCAACACAGCCACAGCAAGAAGGCTTAGAAAGTACAAGTTTGGAGCTGAGTTCATTGATAATGTAAAGATATTCTTCAGGAATGGATTCCGTGTTGAGGTTGGTGACATCGTTCTTGTGGATCTTGCAAGCCTGAAGATCACCGACATTCAGAACAGTGGCACGAGAACTGGTGAGGCTAGGCTCTTTCAGGTGGATAACAAGACAATAGACTTCAAGACAGGCCAGCCAGTGCTGAGACTTGTTGACACGAACTTTGACAAGGATGCCAGATATGGCACAATCAGTCCTGCGTCCGAGGTGTTGAGTGGTGCGAGTACATCACAGTTCACCATTCAGCAAAGCTATTCAGGAGTGTTCGGTGTCAATGAGTTCAAGAAATGGGAGAATCTAATTGGTGCCAGTATTCGTGTGCGCAATGGTGATTATTCTGTTGATGGTTCTGCTACTCTTAGCTCACTGAGTGGCAACGTGGTCAATCTTTCGAGTTCTCTTGGCTTTACTCCATCGAGTGGTCATATAATGGAGCTCGATGTGTATGACAATCAACCAGAGGATGTGAAGCTTGTGTACGCTTTCTGGTCTGATGGGTCTAACAACTTTGCGGATGATGGGATACCATACGCGCTATTCTAGGAGGTAGGTTGTGGCTGATTTAAGTGATGCCAGTTTCACCAGTGTCAATGATATCGAAACCGCACAGGGAGCTCCTGTCAGTGAGGCACTTGCTCAGAAGTATGGCTCGAATGAGAATAATTTAGATAGTCGGGTCACTGACCTTGAGTCTGGCAACATGACTTCACAAACATTCACAAGCAATGGCACCTTCAATGTTCCAGCAGGGGTGGACACTGTGCTTGTC